ATACGACGTTCTCCGTCGAGTTGATCCTCTTCTGACGACATTTCCTGCTTCATCTTGATGAGCTTCCGTTTCCTTCGGTTGGCTCTGTTTCTGTAGAATTTGTCGACAGCGTCTCCCCAATTAAGGGGGTTGATTGAAACTTCGTTCGTCGCTGCCTTCACACACTTCAATCTCGCTCTGAGATCAGCTGTGTGTTGCAAACCAGCACGTGCGTATGTATCGCACTTCTGGTTTAGTCGAAAGCGTAACTCTGAAATTACGCTCTCAATACGGCACAATTGTGCCATGGCTTGTTCCTTTTGAAAGGGGGATACCTTGCTGTGGTTATTACTCTGTTTCCATCGAGCCCACACGCACATTTGCTGAAGTGGTCCCATTACCTCCGCCAGGGTTAACTGGAGGCGGCGATCGTTCCACGCTTCTGTGCCACGGTCGAAAACTTCGACTTGTCGGTAGATGCATTCAACTTTGTCAAGAACAAATCTCGCAAGATCGTTTGAGACAGCAATCGTTATATCGTTAGTTGTAGCCATGTTGTAGTAAGTAAGAGTTTTTAGCCCCTGCTTAAGCTTTGCCGCTGGGGGGGTACTAGCTGGGCGACGGTTATAAAGTGCCGGTGCCGAGTTTTCACTCCCTATTACTCACATCGAATAGGTAAGAGGCTTCTCGTTAATATTCGGATTTGTCTAAACCGGGGCTCAAGATCGTAGAAGTCCATAGAGAGCGGTTACCACAGCATAGGTTTAAACCTTTGCCACAATAACATCAGATATGAAAGTGTTCCCATCAATAGAGGTACACGAACTCGCAAGCGGAACGTCCCAGAGCTCTATCAAGGTACTAACGCGACTAGTCACTCTCCTGCCGGAAAGAAACACCCTCCAAATAAAAAGAGGCGCATTCACATAATACAAAACAAGTAACACAAAACGGATACAGTTACTGTAAAAGTAACAACCACAACTATGACTAATTCCCAAAAGAATACAAATACATGTAAACTAAGGGTTTTAGTCAACCTGACGCAATTTCGAAAGAAA